ATGTCATACCCGCCGTCTAATTTAGGCTATTACGAGTACAGCGCACCGCAGCATTGCAAGATACACGACCGCAAAGCCTGGACTATGGCCAATCCCGCCCTGGGCCATTTGATAACGGAGCAAACGCTAGAAGAATCAGTTAATACTAATAGCGTCGAAGCCACCAGAACCGAGATGCTTTGCCAGTGGGTAGATAGCGCCGTCAGTCCCTGGGTGTATGGCTCAATCGAGGCTTGTAGTGATAGTAATTTAGAACTACCTGTAGGCCCTGCAACAATAATGGCATTTGATATTGCACCTACAAGAAGATCGGGCGCTTTAGTAATGGGCCAGATGAAAGAGGGCAAGATTGCAGTGGGTCTAGCACAACTGTGGACCAGCGAAGTAGCTGTGGATGAGACAAGGATGGCAAGTGATATAAATGAGTGGGCCCGCAAGTACCATCCGACAATAATCTGCTACGACAAGTACGCCACGCAAACTTTGGCAAGTAAATTAGAGCAAAGCGGTTGGAAAATGCAAGATGTATCTGGTCAGGCGTTTTACCAGGCATGTTCAGATCTATCTGATGCTTTGGCAAATGGCAGACTAGTACATTCGGGACAGGCAGACCTGGTGCAGCATTTAAATAACTGTGCAGCTAAAACAAACGACGCTGGCTGGAGAATCATTCGTAGAAAAAGCGCTGGCGATGTCACAGCGGCTATTAGTCTTGCAATGGTGGCGACAGAATTAACCAAGCCACAAAGAACCGCCCAGATCATTGTCTAACTTGCACTAATTGTCCGTTTTAGGTATATTATGTTGATATGGGTCTATTGTCTGCTTTGGGTATAAACAAAAAAACTGAGTCTGTCCAAGCGCAATACGCCCCAGCGATTATGGATACGGCCTACGGGTACGGTTCGTTTACAACTGGTGTCGGTAATTTCCCTGGCGGTTTAGATCGCAATTATGCAATGCAGGTTCCAGCGGTTAGCCGTTGCAGAAATCTTATAGCTGGTGTAGTTTCTTATCTACCGCTTAAACTTTACAAGAAGTCAAGTGGTGAGGTACTGGGGAGTCCTCTTTGGTTAGAACAGCCAGACTATCGGCAGCCACGATCCGTCACTATCAGTTGGACTGTCGATAGCCTCCTTTTCTACGGTACGGCCTTTTGGCGTGTCACAGAATTGTATGCCGATGATTTAAGACCATCTCGTTTTGAGTGGATTGCTAATAACAGAGTTACATTTACAACTAATAAATTTGGCACCGAGGTCAGCGAATACTTTATTGATGGTGAAAGAGCGCCTATGTCAGGTATTGGCTCTCTTATCACATTCCAGGGACTCACACAAGGCGTACTACAAACCGCCGCCCGCACTATTCAAAGCGCATTAGATATTGAAAAGGCTGCAGCCGTATCTGCACAAACTCCCGTACCAAGTGGTTATATTAAGAACACAGGAGCAGATTTACCAGAGCAGCAAGTATCTGGATTACTAGCTCAATGGAAGCAGAGCAGATTGAACAGATCGACCGCATATTTAACTAGCACGTTAAGTTATGAAACTACAGGGTTTTCACCTAAGGACATGATGTACAACGAGGCGCAACAGTACCTTTGCACCCAAATAGCCAGGGCCATGAATATTCCAGCGTACATGATCAGCGCCGATATGAATAACAGTATGACTTATCAAAACATTATTGACGGCCGTAAAGAGTTTGTTGCTTATTCTTTGCAACCGTTTATTTGCGCAATCGAGGACAGACTTAGTATGGATGATATTACGCCAAGAGGGCATGTTGTTAAATTTGCAATCGAGGAGTCCTTCTTACGTGCAGACACAATCAAGCGCTTAGAAGCATTAGAGAAAATGCTGGCATTAGGTTTAATAGACGTTGAAGATGCTAAAGAAATGGAAAACATGACACCTAACGGAAGAGAAGTCGAAGATGATACTTACATTCAGTAGCCAGATTGAAAGCGCCGATGGCGAGCGCAGAATTATAGCTGGCAAGATTGTGCCCTACGAGCAAGTTGGCAATACCTCAGTTGGCAAGGTCGTATTTGCTAAAGATTCAATCGAGATAGGCGATCCTGGCAAGGTAAAAATGCTTATGCAACACCGCCCAGAGAAACCAATCGGCAGAATGCAGAATTTTAATAAAGCCGAAGACGGTATTTACGCATCGTTTAAAATTAGCGCAAGCATGCAAGGCCAAGACGCTTTAATCCTTGCTGGCGAGCAATTAATAGACGGCTTGTCCGTTGGAGTTGACGTAAACAAGTCAATCCAGAAGAAAGAATATCTTTATGTAACCAGCGCTACCCTGCGTGAAGTCAGCCTGGTGGAATCACCAGCATTTACCGCTGCGCAAGTAACTAAAGTTGCTGCTAGTGAAAACGAAGCAGAGACACCAATCGAAACTAAAGAAAGCGAGGCTCCTGTGGAAGATTTAGCAACAGCGCCACAAGAAGCAAAGGCAGAGGCTGCTACTCCTACAGTAGAAGCCGCACGCCCAGTTATTACAGCACCACTTATCCAGACATCTGTACGTTCGCCAATTACATCTATGGCCTCATATACAGAGCACAAAATTAAGGCTGCTTTAGGTAACGATGATTCAAAACTGTACATTGCTGCAGCTGACGACTCATTCGCAACTAACCCAGCATTTTCTCCAACTCAATACCTAAGCGAGTTTGTAACTAATACACGCTTTGGAACTCCTGCAATCGATGCGTGCAGTCAAGGTACCTTGCCGATTTCGGGAATGAGTATAAGTGTACCTTCACTTGTCACTAGTGTTGGTGGCGGTTCAGGTGTAGCACCAGAAGTGACAGTAGAAGCAGAAGCTGGCGCAGTAGCAAATACAGGCATGGAAACACAATATTTAACTGGCACAGTATCTAAGTACGCTGGTATGAATACACTGAGTGTGGAACTGCTTGAGAGATCAGATCCTAACTTTTATGCAGAACTTACAAAGCAACTCGAGTATGCATATTTGAAGCGATTAGATCAGACTGTATTAGCAGCTTTGATCCAAGCAAGTGCTAATGGTACAAATACAACTGCAGATCTTGATGGTATTGTTGCATTCGCAACAGAAGGCGCACGCACTATCTACACAAATACAGGTTACTTTGCGCAGAATTACATCGCTAACCCAGCGCAATGGGGTGCGTTAATTGGTGCGCAAGATACAACAAAGCGCCCAGTATTTAATGCGTTACAACCAATGAACGCAGCTGGACAAGTTACACCATCATCTATCCGTGGCAACGTGCTAGGACTTGATCTATATGTAGACAAGAACTTCACAGCAACTACATTTGATGATGATTCAGCGATTATCCTTGCACCAGAGGCCTTCACTGTATATCGCTCAGCACAAAATTTCATGAGCGTAAACGTAGTATCAAATCTACAAGTACAGGTTGCTATCTACGGATATATGGCAACAATCGCCAAGATGCCTAACGGAATCTTGAAGTACAAGAAGACCTGATAAGACCGATTAACTAATAAGAAATCCCCTGGGGTTTAGTAGCCCTAGCCCTGGGGGAGTTTTTAACAAAGGAGTAGAGATGCCAGCCACGTATGTGACCACAGCCGAGTTGAGAACTAACCTCGGAATTGGCTCTCTTTATTCAGACGCAACTATTGAGGAAGTATGTCAAACCTCAGAAGATTTAATTAATCAATACCTATGGTTCAATACTGCCCCAGTAGTAGGAACAGCATTACAAGATAACGTGGCAACACTTATGCTTGCTAATCCAAACGCATTCGCTGCGACCCAATCAATAGTGATTAGTGGTTGCGGTGCCACCTTTAATGGCACGCACACAATCACGGGCACAATCCCGCCAACCTCTGGCACTACGAGCCTTATCCCAGTATTTATGTACAACTACGGCCAGGTTAATTTCCCTAATGGCTATTCATTTGTGCAGTACAACAGGACTGCAGCTAATCAGGTATTTCATAAAGTAGCACCGTATGGCCTAGCAACAGGCCCAGATCACAAGACCCAATCTTATGCGACAACCCCAAGTATAAGAGAGGCGGCAATGATCCTGGCAGTTGATATTTTCCAGGCCAGGCAGGTCAGCCAAACGGGCGGGGTGGGTATGGATGGGATATCTGCAAGTCCTTATCGTATGGGTTACCAAATGATTAACAGGATCAGAGGTCTCATCCAACCTTATGCCGCACCTGCATCACTGGTGGGCTAATGGCTGCAATAAGTACTTTACGGGGCACGCTAGCAACCGCTTTAGCAAACGCTGGGGTTTGGTCTACCTTTAGTTTTCCACCAGCCACACTTCTGGCAAACAGCGTCGTGGTCACGCCTAGTGATCCCTACATTCAACCAAACAATAACAGCCAGACAAGCATTGCACCCCTGGCTAATTTTAAGATTTTAATAACTGCCCCAGCATTTGACAATCAGGGCAATCTAAAAGGCATTGAGGACTTTATTGTGGCAGTAGTAAACAAACTGGCGGCATCGACCCTGGTTTACAACATATCAAGTGTCTCCGCTCCAGCTATAACTAACGCAGCTAGTGGAGATTTATTAACGTCAGAAATCACACTATCAATCCTAACGAGCTGGAGTTAAAATGACTACAACAGAAGACTTAGCCTTCTTAATCAAGACAGGCCAAATTAAAGACGCACCAAAACCAACAGCAACTAAAAAAGAAGAGGAATAACAATGGCCATATACTTAAATAATAACGTTGGCGTTAAATTGGCTACTGCCGCTGCGCCAACAACACCTTCAATCGATATCAGTGCGTATGTAACAAACGCCGTGATTAATCAAATCGTGGATGAATTAGAAGTCACAGCAATGGGTGATACCGCACATAAATTTGTGGCTGGGCTTCAATCTGCAACATTTACCATCGACTTTATCAATGATTGGGCAGCCAGCCAGGTAATGCAGACACTTAATGCAGCCTTTGGGCAAACCTTGTCAGTATCAGTAATCACCGTTAAAGGTACTGCTGTATCAGCTGCTAATCCAACTTACCAATTCTCAATCCTGGTAAACAACCTGACTCCACTGGGTCAAGGCGGCGTGGCTGAGGTTGCAACGTCAAGTCTGTCCTTTACTGTAAACTCCGCATTAACAGTGTCCCCATCGGTGGCATTTTAACTAAGGAGTACTAATGGCAAAACTAAAGATTACTAGGGCTAATGGTGAAGTTTCAGAGCACAAAATAACGCCAGGAGTCGAATATAGTTTTGAACTGAAATATGGCTCAGGTATTAGCAAAGTCCTGCGGGAGCACGAACGTCAAACAGAGATATTCTGGCTGGCTTATGAATGCTTACGCAGGGCTGGCGCACAGATACCTTTATGGGGTTCCGAGTTTATAGACACTCTTGATTTAGTAGAGGTATTAGACGAAGAAAAAAAATAATTGAGCGGTCTTCAATACTTTACAGTATCGCAAGCCTATCTGTAGAAACAGGGATTCCGCCAAGCGAGTTTTTAAGTATGGATACGGATATGTATAAAGCCATTATACAAGTCTTAACCGATAGAGCTAAGGAGATCAGAGATGCCAGTCGAGGTCGTAGGCGTTAAAGATGTCTTAAAAGGCTTGAGTTTTATTGATGAAGATATGCGCCAACGCATTAGAACTGTTATTGATCCTTTAATGCGTGGCGTAGCATTTAAAGCCAAAGGTTTTGTGCCTGGCAATACTGACGTATTGTCTGGCTGGACTAAAGCCATATCTTCTCCCAATCTTAAATACAAACCATTCCCTAAATATGACGCTGCAATAGCCAGGGCGGGTATTGGTTATAATCCTGGAGAAAATAAAACCTTTGCAAATGGATTTAAAGTTAGCAACTACGTTTACAACGCAAGCAGACCTGGTGCAATTTACGAGGTAGCGGGTCGCCTAAATCCACAAGGCCGAGCACCATTTGAGTTTAGAACTTCTAAAGGCGATGGCGGCGTTTACACTCTAAAATCTCCTGGCAGTAAAGCATTAAGAGAGTTTGGATCTAACAACCCGTTTGCTAGTCAACAATTTATAGCTGAATTACCAAAGGTAACAGCACAGCCAAAGATTAAAGATATCAGAGGCGGTGGCCGCAAAACTAAAGGCCGCTTGGTTTTCAAGGCTTGGGCAGAAGATAGTCCTAGAGTTTACGATGCAATCCTAAAGGCTATAAACGCTACGGCCATACAATTTAACAAATCAACCGAGATTAAGAAGGCAGCATAATGGCTAACGTAGTCGTCTCGGCTATTGCAACCTTTAATGGCAAGGCATTAAAAAAAGGTCAAAAGGATATTTCAGCGTTTGATAAACAAACCCAAAAACTAGGCAAAACATTTAATAGGGTCTTTGCTACAACCGCAATCGTAGCGTTTAGCAAGAAGGCCATTAATGCATTTGCCGCCGATGAACAGGCCGCTAAATCTCTTGCAGTACAACTAGAAAATACTGGCAACGCATTTAGGGTAACCGAGGTTGAAGATTATATTGCTAGTCTTCAAAATTTATATGGAATTCTTGACGACCAACTTCGCCCAGCATTTCAGACTTTATTAAACGCCACAGGATCGGTGACTTTAAGCCAGCAAGCATTACAGACGGCAATAAATGTAAGTGCGGGTACTGGCAAAGATTTAGCAAGCGTTGTAGCTGCTATTGCTAAGGGCGCAACTGGTACAACTACATCTTTGCAAAGATTAGGCACAGGATTAGATAAAACCACCCTAGCCAGTGGCGATATGAATAAAATCATGGCTGCGCTTGATAAGAAGTTTGCGGGTCAGGCCCAGGCTAGATTAACTACTTATGCGGGCAAAATGGATCTACTCAAAGTAGCAGCCGCAAATGCAACCGAGATCATAGGCAAGGGTTTAATTGATGCCCTGACCGCCTTAAGTAAAGACAACTCAATAGATCAGGCCGCTAACTCAATGAATAGTTTTGCCAATGCTATTGCTAATACAACTAAGGGTATTGGCGAGTTAATTAGCGAAGTAAAGAAAATTGTGGACAGCGATGTTGGCAAGTTTTTATTAGCGATTACCGCTTTATTAACATTAGGCAAGAAGCAACTTATTCTCGGTACCGCAGGTTTAATTGCTTATGATATAGGCAAGACACAAAGCCCATCATCTAATTTTACTTATGGCTCAGGCAATCCTAGAGCAGACTTAATACTACAAAAGAAATTAACTACAGCTAAAAAAGATGAATATAATATTATTACTGCATCAAACAAGGCACGCACCGAGATAGATAAACTAAAAGACAAGTTTGACTTAGAGCGCATAGGTTTAGCGGCAGCCCTAAACTTTAATATAAGCGCAGAGGATAAACTGAGAGTAAATGCCTTGACTGCTATTGCAAATAATAATGAAGCACTGGCTAAAAAATACAACGCCGAACTAGACGGAGCATTAGCGGCTAAGACCCTTGCCGATTCAGCCAATCAGGCTGCTGTAGCAGTACGCAATTTAGGCCCAGCCTTATTCAATGCTTTAGGTGAGTTGACTGGTCGAGGCCGTAATCAAATAGCACCAGACGAGTTTGCCAGAGTGCCGCAAGGCGTGACCAATACGGGGGCACAAACGGCTGCAACAGCCGCTGCTACCGCCCAAACCACGGCTACATTAACCCTTGATCCAAACGCTAGCAGTGACAAATTGGTGGCTGCCATTGGCGAGTTAGTAAGAGTAAATCTTAAATATGGCAACAAGTTAGTGCCAGCGGGAACCATCCAGTAATGGCTGTACCAACAATCAATGCTGTAATTAACTTCTCGACAGGGCCAAGTTTTGCCCAGGCCATGATCTTGGGTACAGGCATATTAGACGTAAACATACTGGGAGATTCTGCAGCTCTTATTGTTGATGTATCAGATCAAGTTAATTTAATACAGACTAGCCGTGGGCGTAATGCTTTAGCAGATCAATTCCAAACAGGGCAACTTACCTTGCGTATTGTTGATCAGAATGGAAACTTCAACCCAACTAACTCAAGCGGGCCCTATTATCAGCTTTTAACTCCTATGAAGAAGGTGCAAATCAGCGCCACGTATGGAGCAACTACTTATAGCCTATTCTCAGGCTTTATTACTTCATACGTCAATACCCAACCAAAGGATGCAACAGAAGTCGCTTACACTACGATTACCGCCGTCGATGCGTTCCGCCTAGCTTCCAACGCACAAATATCCACGGTAACAGGTGCTAGCGCTGGCGATTTATCTGGCACAAGAATCAATCAAATATTAGATCAGATTGACTGGCCAGCAACTATGAGGGATGTCGATGCAGGCCTGACCACACTTCAAGCGGATCCTGGGACAGCTCGCACTTCGCTAGACGCTATGACCACCGTAGCGACATCCGAATACGGGGCTTTATACGTGAACACAGACGGGGAGTTTGTATTTCAAGACAGATCGGTAACGGCGGGATCAATTGGTGGAACCGTAACTACCTTCAACGATGACGGCACGGGCATTGCCTACGCCAACGCTATGTGGAAATTAGATGATGATTTAATATTTAACTCCGCTCAGATTAGCCGTACGGGTGGTTCGCCACAGACGGCCATAAATCAAGCAAGTATCGACAAATACTTTATTCACAGCTACAACCTGCAAGACCTTTTAATGCAAACCGACGCAGTAGCACTCGACTACGCACAGGCTTATGTCGCCAGCCGTGCCGAAACACAGGTTAGATGCGATGGCATCGAGTTGGATTTATACACCAACAATTATAACGCAGGCATTATTGCGGCCCTGGAGTTGGACTTCTTTGACCCAATCAGAATCGTTACTACTCAGCCAGGCGGGTCTACGCTAGATAACACTTTGCAGATATTTGGCGTGGCTACAACAATCACACCGAACAGCTTTAGGGTCTTCTTTACGACTTTAGAACCCGTAATCGATGCCCTGATTCTAAATAACAATATATATGGCACGTTAGACTATAATGTGCTCAGTTACTAAGGAGAAATAATGGCCGCAGGATTAGGATTTAAGGACTTTGTCACGGGCGAGGTTCTCACCGCCGCCGATGTCGACGGGTATTTAATGCAGGGAATTTGGGTGTTTGCCAGTGCCGCTGCTAGAGATGCAGCTGTAACATCACCGCAAGAAGGCAATTTTGCATATCTTAAAGATACAAATGTAACCACATATTACACAGGTAGTGCTTGGGCAAACTTAGATACAACAGGTATGACTAATCCAATGACTACTACAGGCGATACGATTTACTCATCAAGTGGATCAACACCTGCAAGATTAGGTATTGGATCTACTGGTCAAGTATTAACTGTTGCTGGTGGTGTGCCTACTTGGGCAACTCCTGCTGGTGGTGGTGGTAAAGTTTTGCAAGTAGTTGAAGGAATATTAACTGGTAATGTTGGCAGTGCCTCTGCAACTTTTGCGGATACAGGTCTAACTGTTACGATAACGCCAACTCTTGCCACAAGTAAAGTTTTAGTTATTGCTAGTTGCTCATCCGTAATGAAAACAGCAGTCAATACAAATGTTGGATTAAAATTATTAAGAGGTGCAACTCAAATTTTTTATAATGATTATATTGCTCATACTGGTGGGTCTGTTGCAAATAACGTTGGCTCAGTAAGTTTAGTTAAATTAGACAGTCCAGCCACAACATCAGCAACAACTTATAAAGTTCAAATGGCAAATATGGCTGCTACTGGAACAACTTTAATCAATGAATATGCTGGAGCAGCAGGAAACACAGTTACATCATCAATTATTGCTATGGAAATAGGTGCATAATGGCAAAAGGTTATGAAGTTCTAGAAATGCTTTGCAAAGGTGTTGAATATGTTTACAGAGGCGAAAATTATGAGGATATTGATTGGCTTGATAAAAAACCAGCAATAACTAAAAATGAGTTTGAAGCAGGTTTCGCGCAATATGATGCTTGGAAGGCTGAACAAGATGCAGCACAAGCAGCAGCGAAGGCAGCATTACTTGACCGTTTAGGCATTACTGAGGATGAAGCAAAACTTCTTTTAAGTTAATGAAGCCAAAGTTATGCGCAGCTGGTGTGCAGTTAAGAGATCAAGTTGATACGTGGTTTCCAGATAGGCGTACTGCCAGTGATGGGTGGGTGGGCGATAGCCGCCATACCACCAGAAAATCGGATCATAATCCAGACGCCTTTGGGTGGGTCAGAGCAGTTGATATTGATTCTTGCTTGGGTGCATCCGAAGGGATTAGTGCTTATCTGGCTGACCAAATCCGAATCGCAGGCAAAACCGATAAACGCATATCTTACGTCATCCACAATCACCACATCGCTTCCAAGTTATTAGGATGGAAATGGCGTAAATACAAAGGCATTAATCCACACAAGCGACACATACATATTAGTTTTACAAAGTTAGGCGACCTAGATAATAGGCCGTTCGATATACCACTAATAGGGGGCAAGATATGAAGATAAGCAAAAAGCAACAGGCCGTACTTAAATCATACGCACGTGGCGTATTGGTTTCATTCTTAACATTCTTAGCAAGTAACGAACTGGGATTAGATCCTGTCGTAGCTGTGGTTATCTCAGCGCTCGCAGGTCCAGCAGTCAGGGCTTTAGATAAATCCGATAGTGCCTATGGCCTCGGTGCCAATGAAGCATGACACCTACAGAGTGGGCTGGCTTTGGCGCTGGCGTTTGCGCCGTGCTAACAGGCGGGCTAGTCGGGTTACGTTTCTTAGTTAAAGGCTGGCTGAATGAACTGAGGCCCAATGGGGGCTCCAGTATGAAGGACCAATTAACACGACTAGAACAGCGTGTTGATGATCTATTTATTCTAATTAGTAAGCGATAATTTTAACATGGCTACCGTTCGCAAGCGTAAGAAGATAAGCAGACGCAGGGTGCGCAAGTCGCCTGACCCATTAAGCAAGTTAGAAGTTTTCTACATTGCCAAACACGAGATGTTTAAAGCGGCACGTAAGGCGGGTTTCTCCGAGTCCGTTGCGCTGTATCTCATGGATAGCCCTGAATCAATGCCTGACTGGATCGTAGGCGACAAGGGAATTATCCCAACTATCCCTACTCCAGACGAGGAAGACGATTAAGCGTTGGCTAGTAATCTCAGACCTGCAGGTTCCATACCAATTGGATTCTGCCGTAAAGAATATCATCAAGCTAGCCAGGCGGGAGAAGTTTGATTCTGTACTGGTGGTTGGCGACGAGATTGACTTTCAATCGATTAGCAAATGGAGTGAAGGCACACCTCTGGCTTATAGCGAGGATCTACACGCTGACCGTGAACTATGCAAGCAGATACTCTGGGATATCGGTGAGTACAGTCCAGAAATGCATATTATCCGCAGTAATCATACTGATCGCCTATACAACACTTTATTAAAAGTACCAGGCCTAATCAATCTGCCTGAGCTACAGTACCCAGCCTTCATGGGGTTCGCTGATATGGGCATGACCTATCACCGCAAGGCCTATGAGTTCCACCCCGACTGGATCCTTTGCCACGGCGATGAAGGAAGTATGAGCCAGCACGCAGGTATTACGGCCCTAAATTTGGCTAAGAAGTTTGGTAAGTCGGTTTTAGCGGGGCATTCGCACAGGCTTGGCATGAGTGCCTACTCAGAGGGCGTAAACGGCCATTACAGGGCCTTATATGGCTGTGAGGTAGGTAATCTTATGGATAGAAAGAAAGCGGGCTATATTCGCTATAACAGCGCTAATTGGCAGAATGGGTTTGCTATACTCGAGTCCGAGGGAAAGACGCTAACACCCACGTTAGTGCCTATTGATCCAAAGGATGGCTCATTTACCGCACTCGGCAGGTATTACAGGTAAAACGTTACCAAACCGTTATACAAATATGCACTAAAACAATCCACAAAGTC